ATCTGTGAGTGCATATGGTGGAGAGGAATTAACTCCTCCTGAATATGGAAAGGTCTTTGTTTGTGTCAAACCAACAAACTCCACCGTGCTGAACAACGAAGAAAAAATCAGTCTTCAAAATCTAATTAAAGATCAAAACATAGTAAGTATTATCCCAGATGTTGTAGATCCAAATTACATCTACCTGAATGTTACGAGTAAAGTATTTTACGATGCAAATAAAACAACAAAAAGCACAAAAGACATAAAGACTCTAGTAGAAGAAAAAATATTAGTGTTTAAGGTTTTGTCTTTAGAGAAGTTTGCTAGAAATCTTCGGTATTCTAAATTTGTTAAAGATATTGACGAAACAGATCAATCCATCGTAAGTAATGAAACCTCAATTGTGTTGGAGAAAAGAATAACACCAACAGTCGGACAAGAAATGTCTTATACTGTTAAATTTGAAAATCCAATTTATCACCCAATCGATGGCTATCAACCAGTAATCAATTCGTCCGTGTTCGCATATACAAAAACAGACGGAACTGTTTGTGACGTACACATTGATGATGACGGCAGTGGTAAACTCAGAATGTATCAATTGCTATCCGGCGTTAAAAACTACATCTTAACTGATATAGGAACCGTCGATTATGATACCGGCACACTGTCTATCGAAAAACTAAATCCAACGTCAGTAGATAATGGTATATTAAAAATCACTTGCATTCCTGCAAACAGAGATATCATTTCGGAAAGAAGTTCAATATTAACAATTGATTCCAGCGCCTTAAATTCAATCGATGTTACGGTAGAAGCATATCAACCATATACTACAACGATTTCACAATCAAGCATTCCTGTATCTTCTGACAATTCCTCGACAAACACTAATACTTCAAGTTCGTCTAGTTCTTCAAGTTCGTCTAGTTCTTCAAGCAGCAATTTAACTGGATATTGATAAATGCCACTTTTAATATTTGAACAATCTGGCGGTGTAGGAGAAGATCAACCAACTCAGGTTGTCACTTTGCTTTCTCCTGCTGTCGAGACAATCGAGAAACCAATATCTTCTATTGTCTCTGAATATCTCCCCAGTTTTATACAAGATGACCACAATGGATTTGTAAATTTCATTGAAGCATATTATGAATGGATGGAACAAAAGGCAAATCCATACGGAACTTCTGCTACACTAATGGACACAATGGACATTGACAGAACTTTAGATTCTTTTATAGATTATTTTAAGGAATCATATCTACACGATTTTCCAAAAACATTTGCTACTTCGAGTTCTGGGAAATCAGTGGATCAAAAAACAGTTTTAAAGAATATAAATGATTTTTACAAAGCCAAAGGATCAGAAAAATCATACAACCTTTTGTTTAGAATTTTGCACGACAGTAATGTTGAATTCTATTACCCAAAGGAAGACATTTTAAGAGTATCTGATGGTAAGTGGGTAGAAAACAAATCAATCAAAATAACAAGCACCAATGGCAATTCTAACTTCTCAATGAAGAACAAAACCATTGAACAAATTGATTCTACATTGAACGGAGCAGTTACAGCATATGCAAATGTAGATAATGTTTATCAATATGACCTAAACCAATACAAAATCACCGAACTAATTTTGACGGACATCAACGGAACCTTTAATAAAGGTTCAAAGATCCAATGTACCCTTGACAACGGAACAACAATAAAAGAAAACATATATTCTGTCCCAACGCAAGTTACTATTAAAAATGGCGGAACAGGGTATAAAAATGGCGATATAATTGAAATCGATACAACTTCTTCTGATTATGTTTCTGGTTCGGGAGCAAAGGGATCTGTTACCCGAGTTTCAAATACAGGAATTATTCAGTCTGCCCAAATAGACGATTTTGGTGTAGATTACCAATCGGGGAACACAGGAAATACATTACCAGTCACCTTTAGGTCCGCATCTGGTTATGGTGCTTCTGGTTCTGTCTCTTTGGATGCACTTGGAACATATCCCGGCTATTATGCAAACAATGATGGCAAAATAAGTTCCAACAAGAAAATGAGGGACAACAATCTATATCAAGAATATTCCTATGTTCTTAAAACAGAAATTCCTCTCTCGAATTATAAAGAGCAAGTTAAAAAATTAGTTCACCCAGCCGGAACTAAATTGTTCGGAAACATTTCTTTGTTGGATACTGTATCCACTACAGTTCCATACAGCACACAATTAAACCAAAGAAAGACTCCAGTTCTGGGGAGGTATTTGCCATACACCCTCGAAACACAAGACGGCCTTCGTTCCGCGACTGGATCAGGGAGTGAAGTCGATTTATATCCGAAGGGATTCTACCCCGGTGCAACCTCACCCAACCACTGCTTGGGCAATACTGGTGGCAGATTAAATGTTTCTTCAACAGGAGATGGTGGATTTACGGTCGGTTCCTTCATACAAGGCGAAATAATTACAGCAACTTCATCTGGTGCAACAGGGAAAGTCTTTGGTTGGCATAGAAACAGTGCAACCGGAGGGGTCATCCTTGTATACACTGGTGGAACCGGAGGAGTCCTTGGGTTTACAGGAACCGAGACCATAACTGCCGCAGCAGGACATACTGCAAGTCTTACTGCCGTACAGTTCGGAAACGGAACAGTATATGAATTTGGTAGTCCCACACATATCACCGGAGGAAAGGCACTAACAGCAGGAGCGACTGCTTATGGTGCAACTGCATACTGGGACGTAGAAAGTTCCCCCATCACTGATTCGGGAACAACACTTACTATTACTGTGCAAAAATTCACCACAACATCAGGATACACTGCTGGTTATGATTTTACAATTGGCAATGTTGTAACCCAAGGTCCAGATTCTAGTGGAAATATAAGTCGAGGAGTTGTTAAAGACTGGATACCCGGCGCATCTGGTAGTACAAGCAATACACTAAAAATACAATTAACATCTGGTGATAATTTTGCCGCAGGGACAATAAACGAGATAGATAATAGGACAGGCAGTATTTCTGTATCATACACAGTTAGTGGAAGTATGTCGGAAGAAACAAGTTTCAGAAACAAAATCAAACACATGAAACTTGATGATTTTGTGACACTAAGTTCCACATGGCAATATCACAGTGATCATGGATATACGATTTAGGAGATAATAATGGCATCCGATGCAATGACAAAATCATTTTCTCTCACGTTTGCTAAGGATTTAGCAAACGAATTTAACAACGACCAAGAAAACCAATACTTCCTGTATTTTGGTAAAGTAGATTCTTGGACGAATGCACCATATTCAACTGCGAGTACCGCAACACCTGGCACCAACACCGATTCTGTTGAACGAGCAAACTATGCATTGAGAGATACCGTTGCAGCAAAAAGAATTTCTTCTAGAAACATTTACCACATGATTCCCAGAAACAACTGGACATTTGGTACTGTTTATGATGAGTACGATGATACGGCAGAAATGCTTAGTACTTCTACAGTAAAAACCTTTTTCGTTTATACCTCTACAGGAAATGTATATAAGTGCCTGGACAATAGTGGCGGAGGAGAATCACAACAAGAACCCGATCACACAATTACTTCGCAAGTTTCGTATAGTGATGGATACGTCTGGTTGTTTATGGGTAAGGTGATTGAGGATGCTAAAGACTTTATAACAGAATCCTATATTCCTGTTCAGTTTGTTCAAGATAATTCAGACAATGTTATTAATCAATGGAATGCTCAACAAGCAGCAGTGAGCGGTGCAATCACCAAAATTAAAACACAAACTCCCGGTGCAGGATTTACTGCTGCGGCATGGATTAAATCGTCATATAGTGCAACAAATACAGAAGAAACAGACAACGAACTTAATGCAGATGCCAGTATTGGTGCAACAACTTTGATAATTGATTCTACAGAAAGTAACGTAGATGATTATTATAATGGTTATGTAATTTACATAAGCAGCGGGCCAGGCGTTGGTCAGAGAAGAGTTATTACAGATTATGATGGAGCGGACAGAATGATTACATTTACAACTCCACTCGTCACTGCCGTTAAGCAATCTATAGGCGGACAGCAAGGAAGTAAATATAGAATTCTACCAGATATTGTAATTAATGGTGATGGTGTTTCAGCAGAGGCTATTCCCTTATTGAACAGTTCTTATGAAATCACAAGCATTAATGTGATAAATAATGGTAAAAACTATACAATTGGTGAAGTTGATGTATATCCAAAATCAGTATCTGGTGGTAACATAGGAACCAACAACATTGCTGGTCCCACTTTCTCTGTAGTGATTCCACCAAACGGAGGACATGCAAGCAATATCATTGACGAATTGGGTGGTTATAAAGTAATGATACGAACTTTAATTAAAGGTTCGGATACAAATTTCAACACAGCACAAGACTTCAGACAAATCACACTTGTCAAAAATCCTCTTCTTCGAGGAGGAACCAATGATGGTAAAGTTGCAGGTAAAGAAATTACAAGAAAAAAGCAACTAACAGTTGCAAAACCTTGGTTTATGACCAACAGTTTTAATGATTCAGCATTTACAGCAAACAACTCCATCATGGGGGAAAACAGCAGAGCAACAGCCAAGATCGAAAGTTGGATTAGTGATTCTGACGGTTCTGTTGGAACTCTTGAACTCTCTAATGTCCAAGGAACATTTGACATTGAAGATCCTGCATCGACACTGACAAGACTTGTTTTCCCAAGCAACTCCAGCGGTAATACCGGAGACTTTACAATAGGAAACACTGTAAAGCAAACCACATCTGGTATTGTTGCAGAAGGAGTGATTACAAATTGGTATGCTCCTAGTGGTGGACCATATGAATTGGTGGTGAGAGTAACATCAAATTCGTTTGTTGCCTCTACGAATGAACTTTCCAATTCCATCATAGAATACAACCCAGAAGGAACTTCAACAACAGGAGTTGATTGGTTAATTACAAGCGTGGTAGAAAGAAAAATGGGCGAACTAATCAAACACTTCTCTTCTACTGATGGAAGCACATTTGAATTTTTCACCTTCCCGACTGTAAACGGAAATCAAAACGTAGCAAGAGCCAACAAATTAACGGATGTGCAGGACGAAGATACTCTAGAAAGATCTTATCGCCTAACAACTCAACTTACAATCGAAGATAGCACTTCTAGTTTAAGCAGCAGCACATACACAAAAGACGACACATTCTATCAAGTAAACAGAGACAGCGGATTTACAGGAAATACAGTAACAGGTAAAGTTGTAGACTGGTCGGCAACAAGTGGCTCGACTGGAGTGTTAACATTAAACGATGTTCGAGGTTCATTTTCAACTGGTGGGTTTTCTGGTTCTGCGAATCATGGAATTACGGCAATTTCTCTTCCAGAATTGAAAGTAGGATCTGGAGAAGTCTTATACATAGAGAATATAAGACCTGTTACTAGAGGAATAGAACAGGACGAAGAAATAAAAATCATGATTGGATTTTAGGAGTAGCACTTAATGGTTTACAGTTCAACACTTTTTAATACCGATCCTTACTGGGACGACTATAACGAAGATAAGAAATTTCTTCGGATGCTGTTCAAACCGGGCAGAGCAGTTCAGGGTCGAGAACTAACACAACTCCAAACTATAGTTCAAGATCAAATTAAAAGATTTGGTGATCATGTATTTAAGAATGGTTCTAGAGTCTTGGGCGGAGAACTTACCAACCAAGACGTTGTTTTCTTAAGAGTAAATGTAACAGATCAAACAAATGGTGAAGATCTGAATGTAAAAGATCTAATCGGAACAGATCTAGTTACTAACATTCCAGTAGGAAATGACACAAGAAGGGCAAAAGTTCTTCATGGTATAACAGGTTCCACATCAGACAACGACAACTATTATGTTTTAATGGTGCAGTATGTTAATGGTGGTGGTTCTGCCGATTCCCAGTTCAACCCCGGTGATGTTGTAAAAGGCGTTTCTGGAACCAACACCTACGTTGCAAAGATTGGTGTTACACAAGGCACACCAGATACCGATGCTGTTATTGTAAACGGTGCGACAGGAACTGCAAAACTAACGACAACAAAAGACGGCATTTTCTTTGTTGAAGGAAGTTTCGTCAAGAACGACACTCAATCGGTATCCCCATTCTCCCTCACTGGTGCAAATGAGAATATTAGAAACTTTGCTTCGCCTACCAGCAGAATCGGTTTCAATATCGATAAGAGTATCGTAGAACATACCGAAGACTATACTCTTCGAGATCCCGCATCTGGTTCGTTCAACTATAATGCACCCGGTGCAGATCGATACAAAATTGATCTTAAACTAGATTTTAAGAATTTCGTAAACGATTCTTCATATGGTGCAAGTGGATTTGGTGATCCTGACTTTATTGATATGGTACGATTTGTTAGTGGCGATCTTAAAGCGACCAATAACTATAACCAATACTCAGAAATTGAAAAGAACCTTGCAAGAAGAACATACGACGAATCTGGTTCTTATACAATCAAACCATTCGAGATTGATATTCGAGAATCTCTTTCGAGTCTTGGTGGACCATACAGCGAAGATCAAGGTGGTGGAGAAACACTTGCTGCTGTTGGACTTCAGCCTGGTAAAGCATATGTGTTTGGATATGAGTACGAAACACAAGGTACTCAATATGTCCTTATCGACAAAGCAAGAACAACCCAGACTTTAACTTCACAACCAGTAAACAATGCACTCTTTGGTCAATACGTTAAAGTAAGTCCAGAAGCAGCAATGTCCATGACTGGTGGTTTTGGTAACTTGCTCTCCAGCAACTACCCTCTTATTCAACTTAAAGACGGTGGCGGAAGAACTGGTTCTGCAAGAGTCCGGCAAATTGTTCCAAACAACGACTTTGGTTCTGCTGGTATGACTGCACTTTCACAAACATACAACATGTATTTGTTTGATATTGATCTAGGGAGTACTTCAGCAGGAATCACTTCGTTCGGTAATGTAACTGGTATTGGTAAAACAAGTTTGGGTGCTGGAAGTATAACTGCTGGTTTCATAATTGGCACCGGAGGAACTTCTGCAACACAGGGAACCCGACTTTTCAGTCCAAGTTACAACACATCCATCTTCCCACTTCCTGTAGGAAATTCTGTAAATAGTGTTAGCGACCTAACATATAGAATCTATAAAGGATTTACTTTCTCATCTTCTGACGCAACAACCGTCACCACAATTTCATCCGGCAGTGATGCAATGACATTTGTTGGTGCAGCAGACACAACAGATGACGATTCTCTGTTCCCGGCAGAAAAACAGACATACTATACATTAACCTGCAACTTAGGCGGAAGTAATACTGTTGGTAGAACTGGGGAAAGAGTACTTACAGATAATGTTAAGTTTAAAAAGTCTACCGATGGAAAATCTATCTCAATTGGACATGCTTCAACCGCAAGCAAACAACTCCCGGCAGGAGACTATACTCTAATTGCAACTCTTGATGTCGGTTCGCCTTTCGTTTACAGAAAGAAGACCAAAACAACAGGAACTACATCATATTCTGTAGACAACGGATCTTCAGTGAGTTTGTCTGGTACTACTGGTTCATACTATATTCCTCTGAGTCACCACGACATCTTTGATGTTGCTACAGTACAAGACAACAACAATACGGTTGCAAATGCAACCGGACTCTCAGCATCCGATGTCAAGGCAGCATTCCTGCTGGACGATGGACAAAAAGACAACTACTATGAATATGGCAGATTGTACTTAAAACCAGATCTGGGTGTCGATGCAATCACAGGAAGCATTGATCTTACCATTACATATGATTACTTTGATCATGGTTCTGGAGAAGGACCATTTGTTGCAGATTCATATACACATTCTACTTCTGGGTTTACCTTTGAGAACATTCCAATCTATACGAGTGTAAAAACTGGTAAGAGTTACTCTCTGCGAAACTGTGTTGATTTCAGAGGAACAAAACAAACTGATGGAACAATCAAACCAAATGGGTTAAGTATCAAGGGTTCTTCAGATTTCAGAGCAGACTACACCCATCACCTTTCACGAATTGATAAGATAATTCTTACCAAAGAAAGAAAGTTTGATGTTATTAAAGGTATTCCTGCACTGAACCCAACTACTCCGCCGGACAGAGCAGATGCAATGACTCTCTATGTCTTGACTGTTCCTGCATACACCTACAACATTGACGATATCACCACAAAGTATATTGAAAACAAACGATATACGATGAGAGATATTGGTGATATCGAAAAGAGAGTTGAGACTCTAGAATATTACACAAGTCTATCTCTGCTCGAACAGCAAACAGAAGGTAGATCTTTTGCCGATGCGAGTGGTGATGATATATTCAAGAACGGAATTCTGGTAGATGCTTTCAGAGGTCACTCTGTCGGGGATGTTTTAAATGGTGATTATAGATGCTCGATTGACTTTGAAAATGGACAACTAAGACCACCGTTCACCTCCAAGGGTGCAAAACTTGAAAACCACTCCAACTCTGGAATTACCATATCACCAGACGGAATTGCAACTCTAAACTATAGCACAAATGCTCAGTTTGTATGGCAACCATTTGCTAGTGATTGGGTAAAGGCAAACCCATTCAATGTCCCCAACTTCATGGGACACCTTGAATTTACCGATCCGTTTGATAACTGGTGGGACGAAGATAATAAACCAACAGTCAAGATCAACAGTCAGGGCGAAAATGATCGATGGAAGGTCAAGAACGAAAACGACTCATATGGATTTGGTACGCAGTGGAACGACTGGGAAGTAATTTGGTCAGGAAGAAACATCACCGAAAGTGATCTCTACAGCGATAGAGGCAGAGACTTCCTTGGTAATATTACTACATCTGACATTACCAAAAATATGGAGAAGAGGACTTCGATTGCAAACGATGCAGCAATTCGATCCACAGAAACCATTAAGGTAAATCAGGGAAGATCTGGTATTCGTATTCGCAAACTTCCAAACAGACTTGAAAAACTTGTTAACGATAGAATTGTGGATGCTAGTGTTGTTCCATACATGAGATCAAAAACAGTTACATTCAATGCATATGGACTAAAACCAAATACTACTTTCTATCCATTCTTTGATGGAGATTCTGTAGGTGAACATTGTGGACCATCTGGTGGTGCTTCTGGAGATGGAATTGTATCGGATGCAAGTGGAGAAATTGAAAATGCATTCTTCTCTGTTCCTGTAGGAAAATATAAGTCAGGTTCAAAACTCTTTAGAATTACTGACAGTTCCACAGATACCCT